GCGGCAATGATCGCGTCCCGTTCGTCCTTTGGCGTATCGCCGAAGATGGTGCGGCAGCTGATGCCTTGGCGGGCGAACTCTTCGGCCACATGGCGGGCGTGCTCAACACCTGAACAGAAGGCCAGCCAAGACTTCCGGTCGCGGCCATGCTCGATGATCTCGGTGACGGCGGCCCGCGTAATGGCCTCCTTGTTTACCGCTGCCGCCAGATCGCGCTGGATGTAATCGCCCGCCCGGGTGCCGACCTTCGAGACATCGAGCCGCGTGGTGGGCTGTTTCGAGACCAACGGGCTGAGATAGCCGGCGTCGATAAGATCCCGCACCGGGGCCTCGTAGGCGATATCCGTGAAGAGCGCATCCTTGCCTTCGTGCAGCATGCCGCTATCGACCCGGAACGGCGTGGCCGTCAGCCCGATCACTTTGAGCGCTGGATTGATGCGGGTGAGGCCATCAAGGAAGCGGCGATACATCGTGCTGGCATTGCCAGGGATGAGATGGGCCTCATCGATCAGCACGAGATCCGTGTGGCCGATCTCAACCGCGCGGCGGTGGATCGACTGGATGCCTGCGAAGAGGATCTGCGCCCTCGCCTCGCGCTTGCCGAGGCCCGCCGAATAGATGCCCGCTGGTGCATCAGGCCAGAGACCAATCATCTCAGCATGGTTCTGGGCAATCAGCTCGCGCACATGGGTCACGATCAGGATGCGCTGGTCAGGCCATGCCTTCAGCACCTCCTCGACGAATGATCCGATCACAATCGACTTGCCGCTGTTGTGGTGAACCACAAAGTCGGACGTCAGGTAGAGGTGGTCTCCATCCAGCGTGAACCCATAGAAGGCGCCGTTGCCGATCAGCTCGACATCGAAGCCTGTAACAAGGGGGTTCTTCTTCTGGCATCGAGGCGCCGCCTGTTTGCGGGGCACTCTGGTCGGGACAACATCAATGTCCCCAGAAATGGACACCCGCCAATAAGTGCCCACTGCACCCGTTTGACAGCCCTTGCGGCATTCCTTCACCTTGGCAAACAGGCCGAGGCTCAGGGCGATGAACACCACATCTTCCGCAAGCCGACGGGACTTCGAGATGAAATCGAAAAGCTTGCCATCGTAATGGCCATCCGTATCGATCAGCCCCGCCAGGACCTCGAGGCGAACTTTCCGGCTGCCTCGCTTGTAGACATCAGGAACGAATTTCGCATCAGCGCGGCAGCCTGCCATACCAAGATCACGCAGGATGGCTGTGACGCGATTTGGCCTGCAGGAGTTTGCCAGCGGGTCCGTAAAGAAGGCGTCATAGGCCTTGTTGTTAGGCTTCTGGGACCAGCGCAGTTTCAGGCCAAGGCCGACCATCCGCTCTTCGAATTCGCGCAAGACCTCGAAATCTGGGTTGCAGATCGATACGCCGCTGACAACGCAACCGTCGCCGATCAGAACGCCGACGCACCAAGGATCAAGCGGCGGCTCACCGAGGCCGGGAAATTCGACGCCAGTGCGACGAAGCTTGCGCAAATGTTTCCAAGACTTCGACCGCTTTAGCCAATCACCAACTGTAATGTTGTTAATTTCTTTTCCGGTCGTCGTACAGGCGTGGGGCTTGCCCTCATTCGTCGTCTGGAGGGAGAGCACATGACCCTCATTGACGACAAAGGCTTCGCCCTTTTTGGGTGTAATCCGGTAAAGCGGTTCAACGCCGCGAGCGAGGCGAAGGACATTCCGCGGCGTACTGTCAGGCCCCATCAGAACATCGCCAACGACGACGTCTTCCACGGGCTTGGTGCTGCCGTCGAACATCAGGATTTGCGTGCCCGCGGCATGGCAGCCAGTGGGCATCACCACCAGCGGGTTCCCTTTATGGTTCTGGAAATAGCCGTAGATCGCGGTGATCGCGGCCTGTTGATAGGGTCGCAGGGTCAGCATGGCGCAGCCTCCGTCGTGCGGGCGTCATTTGCCCAGGTCGAGCCATCGGTCATGCGGTAGGTGACGACATCGTCGCCCGCATCGATGACCTCGCCCGGGATGAAATCGGGGATGAAGAGGTGGCGGTTGCAGGCGGCGCGCTGTTCGGCGGGTGCCAGCATTCGGTCGTGCCGAGCGCAGTGCCAGCCGCCCTCATTATTGTTGGTCGCGTTTCCGGACGAAGAACCGGTGTCCACTTCTTCTGGAGGCGCTCCGACGGGCGTTGCATGCAAACATGACCGGCAAGTCACAGCCGCTCCACCCCCCTCATGGCAGGCGCCATGGTGATCGCAGAACCGGCATTCGAACCAGGCCGGGTCTTCGCTGATCCGCGCGGGCGGATGCTGGGCGAAGATGATGCGCCCGGCCTTTTCCAGCAAGCGCTCGGCCATGGCGCTGTCCACCTCGATGCGTTCGATATGCAGCGCGTCGGTGTCCTTGCAGACCGCGACATAAAGCGCGCGGGTGATCCCCGTCAGGTGCATGTAAATCTGCATCTGCGCAGCGTGCTGGGGCTTGGCCAAAACAACGCCCTTGGCGGTCAATTTGTTGAAGCTCTTGACCCCATGGGTCTTGAACTCCAGCACATGCCAGGTTTTCGGAGTCTCGAGGATGCCGATGGCAACGCCATCGAGCGAGCCGCCGAAATGGCCGCCATGGGCCTCTACGCGGAACTGGCGGCCCGTTTCCGGATCGACTTCAAGCACAGTCGCGCCCGTAGCGCGCAGATTGCGCACGAGGCGATCCTCTTCCAACTGGCCCGTCTCGAAAAGGCGCAGCAGGCGGCCGGAATGGCGCGCGGGCGTGACCCAGCGGAAATCGTACCAGAGCGCGCGTGCGCACGACTTGCCGATGATCGAGGCGCCGAGGTGATCGCGGAACCCATCGCCCTGGCGGGCCTCATAATCAGCGTAGATCGCCGTCAGCGTCGGCGTGGGGGCTTGAGGTAGCTCGGCCATCACAAACCCTCCCGTTCACTGCGGGCCTGAGCCTCGGCCAGAATGCCGCTCCAGGCCTCTGGGTCATGGCGTTCGCGCAGGATGCCGATCAGCGCGTCCTTGAGCTTTTCACGTCGGCGGCGGCCGGTGCCTTGGGCCAAGAGTTCCGCGCGCTCGCGGCACAGATGACGCAGGGCCGTGCGGGCACGGTGGAACCAGTCCGGATCGATCGGCCTCGCCCCGCGTTGGCGGGCTAGATCGGCCGTCGCGATCTGCGTGCGGATCTTGGCAATGGCATCGTCGAGCTCGATCAGTCGCCGCTGGTCTTCAGGCAAGCCGGTGTTGTTCGCAGCCGCAAGGGCCGCGTTGGTCATGTCAGTCATGGAAGTATCCTCAGATGGGGTTGCGCGCTGCCCCGTCAGTCACGGCGCAGGGCAGCGCGAAGGCTCAGCCTTTCTTGTTCCAGGGCGCAGAGGCCATTTTGGGCGGCACCGAAGAACCGGCTGGGTCGGACACAGGCTTCGCCGTGCGGATAGCCGGGGCTGCGCTCTTTTCGGCCGGCAGATAGGCAATCGCGTTGCTCTCGCCGTATCCGTTTTTCGGCGGCCGGATCTTCACTTGGATCGTCATCGGGATCAGGTGCAGTTCTTCGCTATCGCTGACATGCATCCGGCCCGTGGCGTGGCAGATGGCCGACAGCGTGCGCTGTGCGATTTCCACCGTGGTCGGGTTCGGGTTCACGAGGTTCAGCTGGTCGAAGATCTTCCGACCCTTCTGCTCCCCTTCGAGAATGTCGATCATCAGCCACAGAAACTGACCCATGCCGTTCTTGGTGACGCGCATCTCGCTCTCGACGATCTGGGCGCGATATTTGCCGGCGGGCAGAAGCTCGTAGGCGGTGGTGGGCTCGACGCTGGTCGCGTCAAAGGAGGTGTCAAAACGTGCCATAGTCTTATCCTTTCAAGGCAATCATTCAGGTTGGGGCATGGCTGCGAGGAACTCTGACCACTCAAGCGGCAGGGTGTCCGGCAGGCCGTAACGGTTCTTGGCAAGGAAGGCGGGGCGCTCTTCGGTGTGCATGACGCGCGCACCGGACCCGAGCGCCCGCGTCACCTTCTTGTTGAAGCCGACATCGGATTTTGCGACCGAGATCTGATAGTTGGCGAAGAGCACGACATCTGAGTGTTCCTGCAGCAGCGCCGAGGCCCGGGTCTGCAGCTTGATCACATAGCGGTCGTAGGGCTCGTGCTCGGGGCTGTCGAAACGCTTGATGTCGGTATGGGCGATCTGGATAACCACCATGCCTTTCTGGTCCCGAAGCGCATTCAGCTTGTCGAGATATTCCCGCCAGACATTCAACGCTTCAGCAAAGCCCTTGCCAAAGCCCGGCGCCTCGATGGACGCCCAGCCATTGCGTTTGCAGGTTTCAGCCCAAATGAGTGGCTCCAGCCAATCGATACTGTCGATCACCACGGTGCCAAAATCGTGGTCCTCGGTCAGCAGTGCATCGAGGGCTTCAGCCACCTCCGCATAGCTCGTCGCCAACGGAAAATGCGGCACCTGCAGTTTACCCAGACCATCCTCGGTCATGATGAACACCGGCCGGTCGGCAGCGGCGGCGAAGGTGGACTTGCCGACTCCTGCTACGCCATGGATCAAAATGCGCGGCGGCGTCAGCGCAGAGGTCGTGCGCAGGGATGCGAGGGAAATGGCCATCAGTTTGCCCCCTCGTTCAGCACCAGACGGAACTTCGGCTTCCCCGAGCGGACTGTGCGCGCGGGCTCAAACCCCTTGCGCCAGCTTTCTGGCAGAGCGCCGAATTTACGCTCGGACACGGTCAGCTTCGT